CTGTAGTACCTGCACTGAAAGTTCCGCCTGCGGCCACAGTTGCCCAAGACGTATCTGTCCCATCAGTAGTTAAGTATTTACCGCTATTAGAGGTTTGACTAGGCGCTAGGGCGTTGAATGCTGCGTTGGCTGTTGTGGCGCTTGTACCACCATTAGCAATACCTAGTGTGCCTGATACCGCAGAAGCAAGGGCTACTTTACCCCAAGCCGGAGCTGTACTTACTCCACCTGATATCAATACATTACCTGTAGCAACGTCAGCAAGTTTAGCTAAGGTTGTCGTTGTGTCTGCGTAAAGGATATCACCAACTGCATAAGAGCTATTATCTGTACCACCACGAGTAGCAGGAAGTGTGCCTGCACCGATATCCGCCGCCGATATAGTAGCCCAGCTAGGAGCTGTAGAAACTGCGCCTGTGCCCGTTTGAGATAGGTATTGTTTAGTAGTAGAGGTATTTCCGGACAACTTAGCGATTGTATTTGCCGCGGAAGAATAAAGCATGTCCCCAGTAGCATAATTATTTGTCCCTGTACCACCGTTTGTAGCCCCTAGGGTACCTGACACTGCATTTGATTGGTTAAGTGCTAAGGCATTCCATTGAACATTTGTACCACTTGCATCCATCATTAACGATTGGTATGCAGAGCCTTTAGCTAATTTAGACCATGTATCTGTAGCAGACCCATATAGTAAGTCGCCTGTAGTGACTGTAGCTGTGCCAGTACCGCCGTTTGTAGGGGCAACTGTACCTGTAAGAGATATAGTCTGACCTGTAACGTCAATGTTTGTGCCGCCCGTGTAAGTAAGCGCACCACTGAACTGTGTATATGTTAACGTCGTGTAGCCGATAATCATTGTGTTTGGTTCGGTGGTCAATACGTGTGAATCACCAGCGTTAAGTACACCTTCTTGTGTAAAGAAGTAGTCGCCAGTACCTAAACCATTTGGGTCCCCTGGGATTACTACACTGGCATCAGCAGAACGAGTCAATACCCAGTTAGTAGCCCCACTACCTACAGTAGTTACTACATATACGCCATTCTCAGCGCCGTTGGTCTGTAAGCGAACCATTACTCGGTTTGCTACACTTAATGCAATACCATCAACTGTTAGTGCAACTTGAGTACCTGCGTTCGTTAATGTAGCTCCTACCCCTGAGTTTGCTCGTGTAGCGTATGTTAGACCAGCGGCATTAGTTAGCCCTGTGATTTGTGTACCATCAAAGGTTAACGATAGCGTTAACTGATTTAATGCAGGGGTTGAGAATACAAAGTAAGCCGTGTTGATAGATAAGCCATTACCTGCTGTGGTAGTCAGCCAGATTTGGTCGTTTACTACTAGACCGTGGTTTACAGAAGTCGTAACCGTAGTAGTCGAAGTAATGTCTGTAATGTTAAATGTTGTACCACCCTGCACATATGTAGCAGTCAGATTACCTGTTGTCTCAACGCGTACAGGGTCGTGGATGTGAAGACCTGCAGTGACCTGGTTATCTACGTATTGTTTTGTGGCGGCTTGTAAGGCTGTGGTCGGGTTCGCATCCAATAGAACTGTACTTCCAAATTCCGTAGCCCCAGTAATAAGGGCATCGCCTGCAACTTGGAGTTTTTCCCCTGTATCGGTAGTTGTTCCGATTAGTAAGTTCTTAGTGGCTGATTTAATGGTTGCTACAACATCACCCGTAGTAAACCCACCAGCATGTAATACTACATCGCCTAAATCCCCAGTACCTACAAACAAATCTCCGTTAGAAACTCCATCCCCTAAGCTATATAGATAGGCTGAGTTGGGGGTGTATATAGGAAAACTAACGGAAGTAAACCCGCTACTATTAATCCCTAAGTCTACATAATTCTTAGTATCATCCCCAACATCATTAGTAGCTACATAATCCCCTGATGCATCTGAACCGCTATCTAAGTTTTGTATGTTGTTTTGTAGGAAGCTATTAGTAGTAGCAAACGCTTGGAATGCGGTGTTAGCTAAAGTTGTGCCATGAGTTCCATCTAAAGAAACTTCAATAACCCCCGCAATAAGTTTAAGGCTACCATCTACCTCTTGATAAACCGCTTGCTCAGACGGATACGTACAAAATACGTCTTTAGTACCGGCAGAGAACGTAACAATCGTATTGCTATTAGATGAGGAATAGATAAAATCACGAGAAATAGAATTAGTACTTAATGTATATGTGCCGTATCCGACTTCCCATTCAGATGTGGTTTGCCCTGCAATAGCATAATACGTGATGTTTCCATCACCAATTGTGCTAAATGGTTGAAATGGCCCTACAACACCATCAAGTGCAAATGCCCCAGTACCAGTTGATACTGAGGATTCTTTAACCCGGTCTTTTAGAACTAGAGCCATTTGAGACTCCTATTCTAGGCTATACGGATAATTGCGTCTGTTGCGTCCGCTGTTGGGAATATGATTGTAAAGTCACCAGCTGTAGATGTTTTATCTGAACCAAAGTCCAACACTGCAACTGCAGTGTCATCAGTGCTGTTATATATTAATGCGCCACGAGCAGTGATGGTCGCTGCAGACCAGGTAGTATCCGCAAAGTCAATAAACGCTGTAGTGCCTGAACCACCATCTGTAGGGATTTGAGATACTGTAAGTGTATTACCACCTGTAGTATAACCACCACCGTTAGCTACTTCGTTTGTTGTATTATTTGAATAGTCTTCAGTGCCAGCACCTAATGTTGCTGCTGAAGTATACAACGCGATTTTATAAACCTTTGTTGTACCTGTATTAAAGTTTTGAGCGCCCTGTAGTAGGTTCACTTTAAAACTTGTGCACATTGCTTGTGAAATTGCCATTTTCTTTCTCCTAAATTACATTACTGGATATCTTACTTGTCCATTGCGATATGCATCGCGTCTATTTTTGCCATCACCTAATTGTTTCAACAAGACCATAGCCTCATCGTAACGTTTTTGATATGCAGCCATAACATCAGCTTCACCCTTCATGTAAGTGTAAGCTTCTAATAATGCGCCATATAGCAGTACAGAATCAAAGTTATCACCTAACCAACTAGTACCTGCAGTAACGATTGACTGTGGGTAATAGAAGTAGTGCAACTCCATACTGTAGCCTGCGTCTGGTGTTGGTCCTAATATAAACGTGTTCTGATCAAACTGTGCATAATACTCTGGGGTTCCGTAGAACGCGGCATCAGTATCAGGGTACGATGCTCGAATAAAGTTAACATCTTTATCCAGTAAGTATGAAAACTCGTTGTTGCCATTAATTAAAGCTAGTGAAAACGTTGCTAACCAATCAGAAGGGCAAGCTAAATACTTGTTACCGCTAGTTAGATTGCCAGTCACGTTCTTACGTAAGGCTGGCAGTTGCACCGAGTTATATACACGTTGTTCCGCTTCTTGAATAAACGTGTTTATATCAGCTGTTTCAAACTGATTCTCGGTGTAGCTTTCAATAGCTGCAACTAATTGGGCGTAGTTCATTGACCTACCTTATGCCATTGGACCGCGTGAAGTGAAACCTTTTGTAGCAGCACCACTACCACGTTGCTTCATGCCGTCTGTTTTAACTTTATTACGCGCAGGATTACCACCGCTTACGCGACGAGCTGGAATACAGCCATTAGATTTGTCTGCACTTATGTTGTTTGGGTCAGTTTGGTAACTGATATCCGCATTGGGTACTACTTTTGGTTGATTATATTCTGCCATATTATCCGCCTTTTTGATTAGCTGCACGAGCTAAGTTACGACCCATTTTCTTCATGTCGATTGATTTAACTGAACGTGCTTTACCACCCTTAGAAACACCACCATCAACAGGCAATTTAGCGCCGTCGATACCTAATTGTTTGCCTTTGGTTTTACCTTTGGTGTTGATACCTTGTGCGCCTGCTTTAAATGCCATTTTACTTCTCCTATGTCGTCGTTACGGTTACAGTACCGACTGAGGCAACTGCTACCAAGTTGTTTACTTCTAAGTTAAACGGATCACGTAACCCTACTGGATTCCAACCCCACTGTATTACCCTACTACCTTGTAACGGAACCCCAGTTGAGTTCGGATTAACGCTCGTTGTTTCCGTTAATTGTAACCCATTTAGACCTGATTGGAAATAGCTTGTATCTGGTCGTGGGTCTCTAACTGCTTGTGGGTCATTAACTGGATACATACCTAGTTGTAACTGGGGCTGATCTGGCTCCCAACAATTCTGACACACCAATATATCAACGTTCTTAGTCTTAATGACTAACCGCTTTAGTTGCGATAACTTATACCTAAAATTACACCTGTCGCACTGTGCAATTGCGAACTTACCACTTGAGTATTTACTCGCCATAACACTACCTTATAAACTGCATTCTAGGCGCTAGTCTTAGTGCTGCTTTCTCACGGTCTTCATCAGCGGCTTGTTGGTACGTTTCTTCGTACATTGCTTTTAGCATTGGTACCCTAGGTAACGCTTCTGGTATCTTCATGCTTAAGTGGTACGCCAAGCCTGCAACCATCGCAGGTAAGAACCTAAACGGTATATCTTGTGTGTTAGTGCCGCTTGAACCTGCATCTTGGATTCGGCGTAAACGATAGTACACTAGTGTGTAGTAGTTGTTTTGTTCGGGAACTGGCCAGACGCTCACGTTAGGCACGTTTGTTACCGTAACAGCTGCACCAGCAGTGTGAGCTGCAGCGATTGTGTTTTGTTGGCCACGCCCTAAGTTGTTCAATGTACCCGCAGAGGATGTTGTTGACTTATCTAAATTGCTGTAGCTGATGATCTCGTTATCTAGCTTGATAAACCCAGTAGAGCCTAGCATTGTCACGTCACTTAGCGCAATCGATGTAGATGCTGCGGTGATTGTAGTAGATAGCGTAGAGGTTGTTGAGTTAGTGTTACCTGTCTGGCGGTTAATCCATACTTGAATTGGACGCCCTTGTGCGTTCTTGTTAGGTATTGTAATGTATGTAGACTCACTAATACGCGTGATATTGATGTCTACTTGATTCTGCCCTGTACCTGTACGCACTACTTGATCTAGCAGGTCAATGGTTTCGGTAGGTAAGGCATACATAATCTGCCCTTGAGTCAAAGGAATCTCGCCTTGCTCTACAGTCCACAAGTTAATGCCGCGGTTAGCCCACTCAATAGTAAGCAAGTTTAAGCTACGGCGTGCGGTTCTTAAGTCATAGCCCGTGCGTAACTCTGAGCCGCAGCGCTCAAATGCCTCTTCTACTAGATTATTTATGTCTAGATTAAAAGAGGATGTACCTGACGTTGCTGTGTTTAAAGCCATATAATCCTTACCAAATAAATACTACTTCTACTATACCCAAACTAATGATAAGGTAGTTGTTCTCTTCTATAAGCTCATGTTGCAGCCCTACAGCAAACCCACATATATAGCTTAAGCTGTAGAATTCCATCATGTTAGCCCTTTACTTTTTAGCCGTTAACGCTGACTTCTTAAAGGCGTCTGAAGTGGGTGCCCCTAAACTTCCAGGTTTACGCATTTTTTCACCAGACCCTGCCGCAATACGTTTCTTTTTGGCATTGATATTTGCATACAAGCCAGGAAGGTTTACATCACCACCCTTTTTATACTCTTTCACAAACTGAGGCTTGTCCTTACGTACAATAGTCTTGCCTTTTGAGCCAGGCATCTTGTCGGCTTTCATGCAGCCCATTCCACGTGAAGGTCTCATTATACCATCCGTCCTCTAGTTTTACCGCGTTGTGCACAGCCATCGCCACGAGATGATGCTTTTGATGAGGTAGACCCACCAGATGCCATACATTTAGCTTTAGGTTTTGCTCGTACGCTACCACCTTTTTTCATACCCATTGGGTTGTTAGCGCTAAACCTAGGTTCATCAGCTGCTTTTGCTTCCGTGATTTTTTCATCTACTTCGTCAGCTGTACGTGATGGGTAGTCAATTACTTTCTCAGCAATTGCTTCTGCTTTGCGGTTGGCAAATGGGCTAACTTCACCTGCATCAAAGCTATTACGTGAACCGATGTTGCCTGTAGGAGTCTCTACAGTAACTTCTTTCTTAGTTACTTTTGTTGACTTGTCGTCTGCTTTTTTAGCAGATTGCTTAGCTTCCCAATCTTTAATACGTTTCTCATTGTCTTTAACGTATTGTGGCTTACCACCAGCAAGATTACCCGCACGGCGATGTGACTCAACAGCATCGTTAGCCATCTTGAGTTTAGCTGCTCTAACTATTTCCTCAGATTTCTTTTTCTGGTCGTACTTAGAATCTAATGCACGTTTACCAGCTTCGTATTTAGCTTCCTCTTTCGCTTTTTTATCAGCGGCTTTGCCAGCTAGATACTTTTCCCATACGTCGTAGTCTTTCATATTATGCCCTTGTCTTTCCGCGCATTGCGCAACCATCAGCACGTTTAGATGCTGAACTTATTGAACCGCCTTTTTTCATTTTTTCAGGTACTTCTTTTACATACAAGCCTGAATCTTCTTTTTTCATTTTTGGCCCGTATACTTTACCTTCTTTATTAATTCGTTTTCCAGTATCTTCCGAAGTCTCTAACATTACTGAGGTATCATTATCTAGCTGTTTTTTAAATGATTCAGCTAATGCTTTATTTTGAGCGTTTTTAGAATTAATATTTTTTTTAATAAAGTCTTGTTTTATTGAATCTAATTTTTTAATGTTTGCTAACGTTTCATTTAAGTCAGCAGGAACGTCTTGAGCATAGGTAGCCATAGTTAACACATCTTTCCGCGGGTTTTACCGCGAACTTCAATACCGCCGCCACGAGCCATTTTAGTACAGCCGCCGCTTTTTAGTGCTTTAAGGTTAGTCTTTTTGCCGCCGTGTAGTTGGTCATCATGCATCTTTACTGCTTTCTTAACCATCTTTTTGTCTTGCGACATATCAGATTTTACATCGCCACCTTTTTTGTATGATTTAGTTGCTTCATACTTCTCAGCAGCTTTTTTGTTCTTCATGTCTTGTAGCTTATCCTTAATATCAGGAGGCATATAATCTTCGTCAGTTGCTTCAGATTTTACTGGTTTTACGTTCACTGGTTTTGCTTTATTGTCAGCCATATTAGTTCCTTTAACATTTCCAACGTTTTAATGACGCTGCTTTACGAGTAGGTTTGCCATTCTCGTCTTTCATTGGGCCTGGCATACCTGACATACGGGCACAAAACGATTTCTTACGAGGACCACCTTCTGGCTGAGGAGCTTTTAAGTTAGACCCCGTTGCTGCATTGTATTTTGCGCGGCCTTTGGCAGTAAGTCCAGCACCTTGCGATACGGGTAACTTCTCACCACGACCAACGGCTAGTGACACGCCGCCTTTTTTAAAGGTCTTACCTTTGTCCGCTGCGTTAAACTCTTTTGCTACTTTAGTAGGAATACCCACCTTCTTAGCAAAGGCGGGATTGTGAGCTGCTGCGGCCATAAGATTATGCTGTTTTTTAGATGTACTTGGCATAGTTTTATCCAAATATTTTATGTGCGAACTGAGTGACAAGAGCGCCTAACGCACCGCCGGCACCACCAACCATCATCAAGACTTTCCAGCCACCGCGAGCTTCCGCAAGGGTTGTGTTAATGTCATTAAGCGTCTTTTTAATATCGTCCATATCGGCGACAAGTCTATCCATATCAGCTTGTAGATGTTTAATCTCAGTTCCATGTACTGCTAGTTCGCGTTCTATACTCATATGTCGCCTTAGCCGTAGAATGCTGTGATTGCAGAAACGTTAGTTAGGTCGGCATAAATATTAGTATCAAAACGAATGCCTTCGCCAGGTATTAATACATAAATAGTAAATGAATCACTCGTACCTACATCAAGTTCTAATAATGTAGTTCCTGATGCGCCACCATTTTTAATTGACACGTTTCCATCAGTACCGTTGCCACGATATGAAATAGCTTTTAAACGAGCTGGATTAGCTGATATTACTCCGTCAGCCGTAAGATGCGTTGCTTTTACATCGGTTTGCATACCCATAATTAATCTCCTTAGATTGTCTGGGGTGCAGCTTCTAGCTCAACAATGCGGGCTTTTAACTCTGCATTTTCTTTAGCTAGTGTAGCTGCTGTACCCATAGCATAATCTCTTTGTCCTTCTAGAAGTCCAAGCATAAGTTGAACCTCTGGGTCTCTGTGATTTAGCATTAAACAGTTACTTGTTGCCAATTACCTGAGTTATCGGAGATAAATAACAAACCGTCAGTAGAGTCAATACCTAATGAACCTTTACCTACACCTGATGCCGCACCGTCTGTAAAGTTACCTACTTTAATAACAACAGGAGCCGCAGCACCGTCATTAGCCAAACGAATTTCAGCTGTTTTGTAAGGAATAACGCCAGAAGGACCACCAGCATCAAGAACGGGGTCTTGCATCTTTAAGTCAATACCATAGTCAAAACCAGAACCAGCAGTAGTTTGAGCCATCGCAACACCAAACGCTGAACGGCAAGTAGTTACACCAGAATCGCCATCCATAAACGCCATAACAGCAGCATCGCCTGACAGAGTATTTGTATTAATAATACCCATTACACCAGCCATTAGACCAAAGTTAGCATAAGTACCAATAACTGCAAACTCACCTACTGTGCCAGCCATGTGGTTGAAAGTAGTAGAAGGAGCTACAGAGAAAGGAGCGCCACACTGAACACGTCCAAATATAGAAAAAGCTTCGCCAGGAGTTGCGTAATCGCTTGAACCAAAACCTGTAGTTGGCATTACACGAGAATAGAAGCCAGAAGTTGCCGTACCAGAATCGGCTGGAATTACATTACCAGTATTAATAGTGGTAGGTGTTAAAGGTTGTTGTGCGCTTGCGTCTCCGCCGCGATAACCAGCCCGCACTGGGCCTGAAAAAGTAGTTCTTGCCATTTGAATTTCTCCATACAAAGTAAGCTCATTAGTCTTGTATGCGTCCGCCGGGGCAGTCTAATGGGCCGGATTTAATATTCCCGGTTGATACAGTCTTTATACTATGTTATTGTTTTGGTGTCAACAGATTCGTGGAGTATTTATGCCCTACAAAGACCTAGAAGTTCGCAAGGCAAAAGCAAAGCTATATTCTAAGAAGCACTACGATAGCAATAAACCAGCTCAGATAGAACGAATTAGGTTAGGTAAGATAAAGAAAAGAATCCAATGGGAAAACTATAAAGCCACGTTAGCGTGTGCCAACTGCGGTGAAAACCACCCGGCAGCATTAGACTTCCACCACGTAGTACCCGATCCCGCCAATAGAAAGATAAGTGAATTAGTTCAGAACGGAGCTTATAAGATAGCCCGCGAAGAAATAGAAGCCAAATGCATAGTGCTATGCGCTAATTGTCACCGCAAACACCATCACGAAGAACGTAAATTAAAAGAAGGCCTAATTACAGAAAGGTAGGCGTAGATTTGGTAGTTGTTACATGTAACGCAGAAAGCCGAAAAACTCGTTACTTACTACATCCTCTAATGTCGGCTTAACCGCCTATGTTTAAACAAATGTTTAGACTATTTGTTCATTACGTACATAGTTACTTCAAAACCGAAACGCATTTCTGTTGCTGATGGTGAGGTCCACATGTTCAAATTCTCCTGTTTTTTATACACATCGTGTGTATATGTACGAATTATGTTCTTTTTTATACACGTTACAATACGTAATATCATGAATTTGGTGGAGAAGGTAGGAATCGAACCTACTTGCCGAAGCCACGGATTTACAGTCCGCTGCCCTACCATTAGAGCATCTTCTCCGATATAAAAAGGGCCACCGAGAATCCCCAGTAGCCCTCTTATCTTACCTAGCGTTTATTACGCGCCAGCTGAACCGTACATACCTAATGGATCAGACCAACCGAATGAATAACGCTCACGTGCTTTATAACGAACGTTACCAGTGTCGAAGTCGCCATCCATTGATGTTGCTAATGGAGTACGTACAAAGTGTTTCATACCGTTAGGTACGTCTGTTGTCAAGAACCAAGCATTTGAGTCAGTCAAGAAGTGGTTAATTGCGTAACCTTCTGGGATTGAACCGTTGTTTTTCAATGCGTTGATGTCATTGTCAGCAGTGCCAGTACGTAGTTCAGTTTCCAACAAGCGAGTTGCAACGAATTGCAATGCTGGTGGAACAACCAATTTACGAGGTTTAGCAGCGATCAATAGGCCACGTTCGTCAGTCCAAGCGGCGATTTGAATAACTGCATTTTCCAATGAAGTTTCGTTCAAGTCTGCTGGAGTGGTTGGAATGTTGCTGTTTGTACCGCCAGTAACAAGTGGGTGAGATGCACTGAATAGTGGCACACCGTCGCCGCCGTTGTATGAACCGCTGGTGTTGAAACCGTTGTTCAATACGTTAGCTGCTTTAACTTGTTTTGTGTAAGCCATACCACGAGCTAATGCTTTAGTGTAGCGAGCAGATAAAGTGTCATACAAGTTATCTTCTACTGCTTCTTCAGTCAAGCTGAAGCCTAAAGCGATAGTTTCGTGTGTGTAGCGAGCTGTCCAAGCTTCTTGAGCATTGTCATAAGCGATAGAGTTACCTTCGTTTTTAACAGGAGCTGCTGAGAAGCCAGACAATTTTGTTTCTTCTTCGAAGGAACGCTCAGAAGATTCAGTTTCGTAAATCTCTTGATGTTCTTCACCATAACGTTTGTATTCCAAACCGAACAAAGCGTTCAGACCTGGTAATAGCTCTTTAAGGAGCTGTGCGCGTGAAATAGCCATTTATATTTCTCCTTAGTCAGCTACACCGGTACCATTGTAATACGTATGGATACCAAAGTTAAATTTAACGATGCAGTCTGTGAACGCATCACCAACAGTAGAGAATGGACCATCTACAAAATCTACTAAACGCAAAGCGATAGTATTTGTTGTAGCACGGGTGGCCACGTCTAATGATATTTTTGAATCGCCAGTAGTTGTAGAACCTGCTGTTTGATTCACGCCAAAGTTAGAACCTAGCATTGTTTGAGTCACAGCAGCATCTGCTTGGATTTGGAACAATGCATCTGGATCATCACATACATAAGCTGTAGCATCTGAAGAAACAGTACCAGTAGGCCAGTATTGTGCTTGCAAGAAATAGCCTAGTGATGGGCTTGTGTATGAACAACCTAAGAACACACCAACTGTACCAGCTGGGAATGGATCCGCGTTTGTACCTACGTTTGTTACTTTTACGATAGTTCCGTCTACACCAATTGCAACAACATCACCGTAGAAAATGTTAGCAGCATAACCGCTAGCAATTGCTAGTTGACGTGTTGAGCCAGCAAATTGCTGACCACCAATCAAGTTGATAGGACGAAGACCGTATGGGGCTGCAGTAGTAGCCATATTAAATCTCCTTAATTATTTACCTTTACCGAATGAGGTAGTGGTACGCTTTTCCTTAAATAGGGGCATACGTGCATCATTCTCTTTCATAAAGCTGTTATCCACCGCTTCAGTCTGAGACTGTGTCTGATTATTGAAATAAGCAGAACGTTGGTTAACAAACTCTTCTGGTGTCTTACATAGCATCAGACCACCAACTTCCACTGAATCTGGAATGCGGCTGTCTTTATCTGTGAATAACCTTAGTTCAGGATGCTCCGACAATTTGACGGGTTCCCAACCTTCTCGCATTTTTGAAGATACATTCGTGGCGTCAGCTTGACCAGCCATACTTGTACGAATCCAACGATACGCCCATCCAGGCTCCTTGTTTATTTCAGGCAATAAAGCAGCTGGTGCCCATTGCGCCTGACGTTGAAAGGTTTCGCGGGTTTCTAAGTCTCGGTTTTGTCTAGTATCAGTCATTATCTGTTCTCCAATTTAAGTGTCTCACGTGCATATTGCTCGGGTGTTAGATTAAACTTTTTAGCTAAAGCTAATTGAGTTTTAGTCAAGTGTACTTTTTTAGGCGCGGTACTACGCGTGGCCGAGGCTACAACGGTTGACGGTTTTTTGCGTTGGGCGGGTGTTTCCACGTCCAGCGAATCATCCCCGAAATATTCTGGGAATCGTTTGCGCATCGTTTTATCGATGGTGGTGTAATACTCTTCTGAAGTAGGGTTAGTACCTGCCCTTACTAGCTTCTCATGCAACCCCAAAGCGAGGCTAGTCATTTCTTCATCTTGTCCAAACCAACTGTTCTTATCTTGCCAGGCAAGAGCTTTACGGTCGGGTTTGGCTACTTGGGGTCGTTCAGGTTGTATATATACATCATTTTCTTCCGCTTGTAAAGCACTATCGTATTGCGGACGATAATTTTGCATTTGTGTCAGTTTATATTGGGCTTCATTCATGCGTTGTTGCGCATCAATAATGCTATCTGTCTCGCCTCTATCATACGCTTCGCGGTAATCGCGCTTAGCCATATTCATTTCTTGCTCAGCAGACTTCCTAGCAATCTCAATATAGGTTTGTTCACCAGAAGTTAGATTCGATTTTAGTCGTTTGTTCTCTTCTTGGATCGATTGGGCATAGCGAATAGCTTCTTCGCGTTCACGTGCAGCAGCTTCTTTATCCCTGCGTTCATCGTGATATACCTTACGTAACTGCGCCATCCGTTCTTTTACACGGTCTGAGTAGTCGGTTAAATCGTCTTTCTCTAGCTCTTCAACTATCTCTTTTGGGAGCGGCTTACGGTCACGGTCTTGTGGAGGAGTATCATCGATAATATCGATTTCTACTTCGGTATTATCCTCTTCCAGTGTAATGCTTACTTCTTCTCTAGTATCAACTGTAGAAACTTCCTTTTCATCCGGAAATTCAAAGTCGTCGTCAAACTCTGGTTTTGCAGCCATATCTATCTCCTAAGCGCGAGTATAACCGCGTGGGTCATCTACTACACCCTCGACAGTATCATCGTTGATTATGCGGAATTCTCTTCCGTGGATTTTAAAACGAGTACCTGCGTATGCACGGGTAAGGACAAAGTCGCCTTCTTTACACCACGCACCTGTAGGGAACTTCGCTTCTTCTTTGTAGCAAAGGTCGCCCATTTTTAGCACGAACAATACTACGGTGCCATTTTCCTCAATACGTTTAGTATCAGACGCTTTGACAATACCACTTTCGTATTTATCATCTGCATCGGGTACAGCACATAAGATTCGATAGCCTTTTGGTTCAGGCAGTTGTGATGCCTTTGGTTCTGGCGTGGGTGCTTCCGCCGCAATACCTGTTAAGTCAATTGCTTGACTCAGGTCTAGTTTACTCATCGTAATTCTCCAGTTTTTTTGCGAGGTCTGAGATTAAAGACTGCGCGGTAAGTAGACCTCGAACCATACCGACAGATTGTTGATAGGCACCGAAATCCTTAGCGGCACCATCGCCAAGGGATTCGATAATTGCTTTGCGCCGTTCTTCGATTTGTGACATCAAATACTCTAGCGATTCACTCATTGTTATTCCTCTTTAGGTTTATCCGACTTCTGGGAAGACTGCCTCATAAGTTGGTTCATGCTTAACTTATGTTGTTTATCAGCTTGTTCCCGTTGTGCGGAAATTTGCTCTGACTGAACTTCACGATTACGTTGCTCAGATACAGCTTTCATACCTA